AAGATTGCGAACGCCTTCTCCTACTTCATTCCGTATGTTGGGCTCGTCACGAAAGGAATGGATACGCTGGACGCTCACGCTCTTGATAATTTCACGGGCGGAACGCATCGCACCAGTGTGATCAAGAAACTGGGTCTCAAAGACGAAGGACACTCGCTTACTGAACTCGCAAAGGCAAGTAAGATTCCTCGCAAGACCCTTCAAGAAGTTTATAATCGGGGTATTGGGGCTTACACTACGAACCCTTCGTCCGTGCGTATGAAGGGAACATTCAAGAAAGGAGTATCTGCCCCAATGTCGCAGAAGCTCTCAAAGGAGCAGTGGGCGATGGCGAGAGTTTATTCGTTCATTGACGGCAATCCCAAGCACGACACCGATCTGCGTGGCGGTGCGAGTCCCGCATATCTTCGCAAGGCACGAGCCAATGCGAAGGCATACGGATTAGATCCCAAGAAGCTCAAACTGGGCGACGGCAAACATAAGTTCTCCTACGACGGCGTAGGGTTCGGTCTCAAATCTTACAATGACTTCCTCCTATTGTCTGCCGAAGAGAAAGCGGGACGAGTGCCGAAAGGGACGGCGGAGAAGAAGCGGAAGGCGTATCGTGCTCGGGCGGAGAAGATAAAGGGAAACTGGAAGGAGAATAAGATTTCACCGAACAATCTCGCCATTCATATCCTTTGGACGTAGAGTAAGAATACACAAACCGAAGATCATTACAACACAAGTGAGAATCCAGCTGGGTGCTCATTTGTATTCTTGTTAAGGTTATATATGCTTGATAAAGTCCTCCGCAGACTGCGAAGGGAGAACAAGTTAGACTACTTTTCTTTTATGGTAGAGATCACCAGTGCTTTACATCAGTCGGGCATCCAGTCCCTTGCGGGTGCGACCACCGCTCATAGCACCACCGCTCACCTCACCACCGCTCATCGCACCGCCGAGACCCAGCTTCTTCTTGGCGTAAGCCGTGCCGTGCGAGAGGAGCTCTTGCCCAGCCTCCATACCGACCTTCTTCAAGAGTTCCAGAGCGGGACCCTTCACTTTGGACAGAATGTTGCCGAGCGAGGACATCAGCCCAGCACCACCGACGTAGCGGTGGAGCTCTTGGCGAGTCGCCGTCGGGGCGAGGGGAGCACCGATGATGTCTTGCTCGCTCAATACACCCTTGATGATGCGGGAGGAGCCACGAATGGACTCAAAGAAGCCAGAGTTCGCCGTGATGACGAAGAGCTGGGGCTGGACGCCATCTTGCCCAGTGTTGTTGTAGACCGTGAGGTTGAATTGGAGCGTGAAGTTGCCCACCAACTGGGGCTTGACCCGTTTGTAGGGTGATGTCTTGCGAGGGTTTGAGGACGAGGATAGAGCCCGTGAGCGGGACCTTCTGGGCACCCGTCGCAGCGGAAGGCGGGTTAGAACCAGCCAGCTGACTGCCGAAACCACCCCAGCCAACACCCGTAGTTGACGCAGACGCAACGGGTTTATAGGCATTCTGTCCCGAGAACGCAGCACCCGTCCAAGAGAGCCAGTCCATATCCAGACCGTTCTTGACGGACATCCCGTAGAGCTCCTCCNCCGTGTGAGACGAGAGCAGACCCGAGAAGTTATCAAAGTTGACGGATAGAGGGTTCGCTACACCACCATACGAGCGAGACGCAATCGGGAGGTAGAAGTCGCCGAAGTTGGGGTCGTTGATGCCGTTCGTGGAGCCAGAGCCAGCGGGTAGGAGACCCTTCACATACACGATGAGCAGATCGGGGATCTGGGGCAGTGTGATCGTCTGCGACTGGATTTGGAGGGGAGTATCCGCAGCGATCGTGGAGGTGCCGTTCGTAATGTAGCGAGGGAACTCCATATACGGCACGACGGACTTGGGCGGTAGAGGCACATCCAGCGAAGGCGTGAGGAACTGGACGTTGACCACTGAACGCTGGAAGGGAGAAGACGCAAACTGGGTCGCCGTGAGCGTCGCATACGACTCGGGATTAGAACCAGCACCAGCCGCACCATACGCACCAATTCCTTGATTCCAGCGGACACCCGTGTAGCGAACGATACGAGGGGGGATTGGAGATTCATAATCAGCTGGATGTTGTTGATGCCGAACAGACCCGTATCCCACTCGTGAACATCGCTGAACGTGAAGGGCGAGAGGACGAGCTTCTCCGTTGAAGTCCACTGGTAGAAGATCGTGAAGGGACCCGCACAATCAACGACACCCGAATTACCCGTAGAAGCGACGAGGGAAGGCAGACCATTGACGCAGCGGTAGGTGCCCGCAATTGCGGTGGAGGGAACCGCACCTTGCGTCGCCGTCAGCACACCATTCGTGTAGCACTTGCCCTCCACGAGAGGCTGACCCGCAGAGTCCGTGAAGACAATCTGTCCAAAAGCACCATTCTGGACACCATCGTAGTCCATCGCCGTGCCGTAGCCGTTGAGCGGGCAGTTGGGCAGACCATAGGCATCATCGTAGCACTGATACTTGTCCAGCATCGTCGGGCACGTGCGTTGGAGACGATTCTTCTTGTAGTCCGTGAGGCGTAGGACCTCCTTCAAGACATCTTGGGAGTTGATGACGCTCGTGGTGTCGTTGATCGTCGCAGTCATCGTGGAGCAGAGCGAGTTGAGCGGGAACGCCGTTAGGGCGAAATCAACGCCAGGAACGACAATAGGGAAGTTGAGTGCCCAGTTGGCGAGCGTGCCCGAAGGCGTAATCACGGACGACATCGTGACGGTAGAAGTCCACTCAACGGCACGATCTACGAACACGTTCTCGCTCGGCACATAGATGTTGTAAGTGTGCTGGGACGCCGTCGCCGAGATGGCGTTGAACGGGGCGTTCGTCAGCGACAGAGCACCCTTCTCAACGGCATAACGAGGGCGGCTCTGGACGATACGGGAATCAAAGACGGCGAGCTTCTCAATGTCGGCACTCATCTTGGTTTATACTTCTATTCACAGAAAGTTTTGGAGGGACTCACGCTCCCCATTCCTCTGTTTTGGTCGGGAGGCTCCTCTTCTTGAACATCATCTTGAAGGACACAGAAGAAAGATTCGTCATTGCGATCGGGTAGAGTTGGTTATTGAGGCGGTTCTTCCAGAACACTTGGACATCCACTCCCGAGAGGGGCTGGTGGGATGCGAGGAAATCGCTCAAACGATACTCGGCAGACGGCACATAGTAGATAAACGATTTCCAAGAGGCAGCACCCTTGTCCATCGGCAGAGCAAGATCCGTAATCACGCGGGTGAAGGCGGACTTGGCGGTTCCTTGTGAGTTTCCAACGTTCGCTTGACCGATGATGACTGGGGCGGAGTTGGACTCGGGCTGGACGGGCATTAGAGCAGAGGCGAATACGATGGACGAGATGGGAGACCAGAGCGTATCCGTAGAGACCGTCTCTTGGGACACAATCCAGTAGACCTTCTGCTGATCAAGCGTAGAGAGCGGCTCTTCTGCGACATTGGACGCTCCGTAGGGGACATAGCCGAGAGAGGGTGTTCCAGCTTGGGGCGGTAGGCGGTAGTCGGCAACATTCGTGTAGAACTTGTTGGGGACGAGCATCTCATACACATACCCAGCGGGAGCAGCGACTCCATTACCGAAAGGACCGCCGACGAGCGTCGTGTTGTTCCAGTAGTAGAAAGGCATTGACCCGAAAAGGTTGTATAAGTTCGTGTTGAAGAAGAGCTGGAAGTGAGGAGATGAGAATTGCGAATACTGATCCGTGCCGTTCGTGAATGTCGTGAGACGCTGACCGAAGCCGTTAGAGTCAAAGTAGATGGAAAACTTCTGGGACGCTGGGTCATAGACGATCTGCGGGGCTTGAACACCTCCACCGATGCCGTTGATGAAGTCTGCGAACGTGGCGTAAGGGAAATTAGCAGCGGCATTTGGAAGACCAGAAGCGACCCACGCATCGTAGTAGGCGTAGTAAGTGTCGCACATCGCACAATTGGGTGCGAAACGAGGACTGGAAGCAGCGACCAGTCCAAGATCGGCTGGGTCAAAGATGGCGAGATTGATTTGGTCCAGCCAGTTCTGGTAGGTGTAGACCCAGTAGTAATCCGTAGAAAGATCTTGCTTTTGTCCTTGCTTGTCCCCGAACAGAATCCATTGAGATGATGTCGCTGGATCAACGGCGATCTGCGGACCAAGACCCCAGTTCGTTGAGTCGCTGGGAGGAGGTGTTGTAGATGAATTGTNTAACTTCGCATAGTAAGCGATGCCTCCGTAGAGAACTAACGCTCCCGCTGGATACGTTGTTCCCGCAACCCACTGCGTCGTAGGAATCTTTGCTTGGTAGAAAGGACCACTATACGTTTGATACTTTGTGTCTATCGCCGTCTTTGTAATCACATCCCC